ATTAACTCTAGGAAGTTTGTTTGATGGCATTGGTTAGGCGGGTGGCTTTTGGCGGCGCGTCATGCAGGCGTCACGCCCGTCTGGGCAAGCGAGATCGAGCCGTTCCCGCAATCCGTGACGGCGCGGCATTTTCCCAATGTTAAGCAGCTCGGGGACATTACGCAGATTGACCCCGACACACTCACGCCTGTGGACATCATCTGCGCGGGCAGTCCGTGTCAGGATTTAAGTATTGCAGGAAAAAGAAAGGGGCTAAACGGTGAACGCAGTGGCTTATTCCGAACAGCAGTTGACCTTGTTCGACGAATGCGAGATCGCACGGGGGGGCGATACCCGAGATTCTTTGTTTGGGAGAACGTCCCAGGTGCTTTTTCATCCAACCGAGGGATGGATTTTCAAGCCGTGCTCGAAGAAATCGGAGAAAGTGAGATTCCAATGCCTCAAGGTAATAAATGGGCTCCCGCTGGATTGGTGCAATTCCCCGGAGCTGAAATCGCATGGAGGGTATTGGACGCACAATATTGGGGAGTCCCCCAACGAAGAAAAAGAATCTTTCTTGTCGCGGATTTTGCAACCGATAGAAGATGTGCCGGAGAAATACTATTTGAGCCCGAGGGCGTGTCAGGGGATACTGCGGCGAGCGAAAGAGCGGGGGAAGAAGCTGCCGGAAGAACTGCGGATTGCGCTCGAACGGCAGGCACGCTAACACCGTGGGACGTACAGAGCAGACGCATCTACGATGAGAATGGTAAGATGGCGGCTCTTTACAGTGGCGATGGACAGGGGACGCACAACGGCGCAGTCTTTATTCACGCACAGGCATACTCTTTTGATTCCCTTGCAAGCAACTCCATGAAATCCTCCAACCCGCACAGCGGATGCCGCAAAGTGGAAATTGCTAAAACACTAGACACCTCCACACCTGACCCATCCAAAAATCAAGGAGGCATCGCAATCCTCACCGAAGCGGCGGGATTCGTCGGCAAAGCTGCCCCATCTGCGGGAAACATCGGCTATGCGAAAGAACTCGCCCCGACACTGCTCGCAGGAAAAGAAATGCACGTCGCAATCTACGACATGACGCACGCAGATGAGGTCATGCGTCCCGTCAAAGATGACATCGTCCCGACACTCAACGCGCGGATGGGAACGGGCGGGAATCAAGTCCCCGTCGCTCATATCTACGGCACAAAATCCTACAGCGAATACGAACGGGGGAAAGTCGCAACGCTGCGTGCATCGGGAGGAGCGTATGGTGGCGGCAGTGAAAATCTCGCGCTATCCCATTCCATCGTGCGCCGTCTCACTCCAACCGAATGTGAACGCTTGCAGGGACTACCTGACGGATACACCGAAGGCGGCAGCGACACAGCCCGCTATAAGGCACTCGGGAACGGCATGGCGCAGCCGTGCGCGGACTATGTGATTCGGAGGATCGTGGAGTGCGCGAAGGAGGTGCAGTAATGACGTACAAGGTGGAGCGGAACAATGGCACGGGTGGATTCGGTTGCCATTTCGAGCACAACGGTAAGAAGTATTTCGCGGCGGTGCATATTGTGTCTCTGATGGGCGGGACGGAATGCACGATCTATCCGGAGGACGCATTTGATGTGATGTATGGCAAGTGGAACGTGCCTGTGACGAAGGAGGGGCTGCTCTCCTGCATTGAGGAATTCGTAGCGATGTTGGAGGAGAAGCAGAAATGGACATAAAGCGATATCAGCGGATGAAAACCGAAGACCTCAGAGATCAACCCAAAGAAGTGTTACAAGAATTGGCACGGCTGAAACAGAAAAACGGAAATGCGTCAAGACTTGCAAGAATGGCACAGTGTGTCCTGTTTTGTATGGCCGGCTGCCCGTTTACGCGATCACACAATCCGAGCAACACGCATAGAGAGCCAACGCGTCACGGGATGGGACACAATTAAGCAGAGGAGGAGAAGCAATGACAAACGCAATCGCACCGATTTTCGACAACGAGAACGGCGAGGTGAGAATCAGCGGGCGGCAACTGCACATGTTCTTGGAGGTACAGACGCCCTACGCGAAGTGGTTTGACCGTATGACGGAATACGGTTTCACGGAGGGCGCGGACTTTTGGACAAATTTGTCCAAAACCTCCTCCGAGCTTGGCGGACGTCCTGCGACCGACCATCTCATGACGCTCTCTATGGCAAAGGAGCTGGCAATGCTCCAACGCACCGAGAAGGGCAAGGAGGCGCGGCGGTACTTTATCCGTATCGAGGAGGAATGGAACACGCCCGAGCGGGTCATGGCACGAGCCTTGCGATTCTCTGAGCGGATTCTAAGCGACACAAAAGCCCTGCTTGCGGATGCACAGGAACAGATCGAGCGTGACCGCCCGAAGGTACTCTTTGCCGACTCTGTGAGTGCAAGTCATACGACAATCCTCATCGGCGAGCTGGCGAAGATCATCAAGCAGAACGGCGTAGACATGGGGCAGAATCGCCTTTTCCAGTGGATGCGCGAGAACGGCTATCTCGTAAGTCGGCAGGGCTCTGACTACAACATGCCGACGCAGCGGTCGATGGAGCTGGGGCTGTTTACGATCAAGGAGACGACAATCACGCACGCAGACGGGCACACGTCGATCAACAAGACGACGAAGGTCACAGGCAAGGGGCAGGTGTATTTCGTCGAGAAGTTCGCACGAATGGAGGCGGTCGCATGAAGCGGTCATGTGGCGTATGTGGCAATGAGTTTGACGGGTACAGAAACCAAAAGTATTGCCCGACCTGCAAGGCGGAAGGAAAAAAGCTGTGCTCTATGTGCGGGCAGGTAATCCAAGTAGCAAAGAACCGGTATTATTGCCCCGAGTGCGAGCGCGTACTGTGGCAAAAACAACACAAGGCGGCGGCAAAGAAGGCGAAGGCGGAGGCGCGAACTGCCCGGCCTACGATTGACGAGAAAGCAAAGGCCGCAAAAGCGGCGGGCATGAGCTACGGCAAGTACACGGCAATGATGCGCGGGCTGCTGCGGGTGTGAGAGGCTGTTGTAAGGTAGCCGTGAAGTTTTGCGAGGTAGGAGAAAATGAAGATTGAGCTGTATCATGATAATTTCCAGAATTACAAGCGGTACGGGATTCCGTCGAAGGCGCAGCTTGTGATTGCGGATATCCCGTATAATCTCGGGCGCAACGCCTACGCATCCAACCCCGTGTGGTATGAGGGCGGGGACAACAAGAACGGGGAGAGTAAAAAGGCGAATGCACAGTTCTTTCGGACGGACAACAATTTCAACATCGCCGAGTATTTCCATTTCTGCGCCCGCCTCCTCAAGAAGGAGCCGAAGGAACGCAACGCTGCTCCTGCAATGATTGTGTTTTGCTCGTTCGAGCAGATGCCGATGGTCGCGGCATACGGGAAGAAACACGGGTTTAACAATTCCTATCCGCTGTTTTTTATCAAAAGCACCTCGGCACAGGTGCTGAAAGCAAACATGCGCATCGTTGGTGCGACGGAGCACGCGCTTGTGCTCTACCGTGACAAGCTGCCAAAATTCCGCAACGACGGGCACATGGTACTCAATTGGATGGAGTGGAAGCGGGACGATAAGAAGCTCTATCCAAAAGTGCACCCGACGCAGAAGCCCGTGAATCTCCTAAAACGTCTGATTGAGGTGTTCACCGATCCTGGCGACGTGGTGATTGACCCTGTTGCGGGAAGTGGTACGACGCTGAGAGCTTGCGCTGAGCTCGGGCGGACGTGTTACGGTTTCGAGGTGGACAAGGATTTTTACAAGGCGGCGAAAGAGCGGATGCTTGTTTTGCCGGAGACGCAGGAACAGCGGTTGTTTGCGTAGGAAATAACAACTACAATCGCGTTTTTGTGGTTGAGAGCATCGAATATCAACAAAAAAGTGGGATATGTGACACTTATCTATGCGAAAAACGAGATGAAGGAGTGGAGATCATGAGTAAGAAGTATGCCTACATTTACAATTTGGAAGATGAAAAATGGCATACAAGTTATTACTTTTTGTCGGATGCGTTATATGTTGCGAGAGCAAATAATCCAGATGCTCAAACAGTCTATATCGCAGAGACAGAGGATTACGTGCCGCCTATTTGGGTTGATTGCGTGGTTGATAACTTGCGCAAGGCTGCCGATGATGTGCTGGCGAAGAGTTCCGAGGATTTTCTTTGTGATTTGATAGATCAGGAAATTGAAGATCTGGAAGACGCTCTAGCAGAAGCACTCGAAAAGTGGGGGCGAGAGACCGGAAATCCATATTGGATTGAAATACCGATAAAAGGTACAGAACGCCTGTATGATCTGAAAACAGGAAAGCCTGTAGAGGAGGAATCTAAATGAACATCTGGATAGGCTCGGGACGGCTGACGAAAGACCCCGCCGTAAAATACACACAGAACGGGAAGGCCGTCTGTAATTTCACGCTGGCCGTTGACGATGGCTGGGGCGAACAGAAGAAGACGTACTTCATCCCTGTCACCTGCTGGGAGAAGCTTGCTGAGGCGTGCGGGAACAATCTTGTGAAGGGGCAGAAGGTCACTGTCTCTGGGAAGCTAATGCAGCGCACGTATGAGAAGGATGGAGAGAAGCGGCAGGCGTACGAGGTGTTTGCACGGGATGTTGAATTCGGGGAGAAGGCACGCGGCGCGCAGGGGAGTACGGCAGTATCCGATGAGGATATTCCGTTTTGATGGATAAAAAAAGCGGTTATGCGCCGCTCTTTTGGCGCGCAGACAGGAGGGATAGCATGAGCCCGTGGGTGTTTTATGTGATTGATGTAGTTCATTCACTACGTATAGTAATGATTATTACGGCAGGTATATCAATCTTTGGGTGGGTTATCACATTTCAATCCATTGCAGAAGATAGATTCTCCAGTGATGATGTGAGATTTCTTGCTTTAATTCTGTTTATAACGAGTATTATTGCCGCCGCTCTTGCAATCTTTCTTCCGAGCAATGAAACGATGGTTCAGATGCTTGTGGCGGCAACGGGGACGGATATAGACCATGTACGGCAGATCGAAGAAGTGACAAATGCAATTTTGCAGAGATAGGAGGTATCCGATGCTCGAAAACGATGCGGCCTTGCAGATGGCAGATGAAATTCGGCAGGATCGCAAGCAGGCAGAATCAATGCTGCTGAACTATGCGGAGGAGCTGAAAACATATCGCCTACAACGCGAGGAGTATGTACGGGGCACACCTGCGCAAGGAGGCGGGAATCTTCCTGGGCATCCGACGGAGGCGGAGGCTCTGCGCGGTGTCAAGTTTGATGAAACGTATCCTGCCTACACATGGCTGCGGGCGGTGGAGTTCGTAGAACGTGGACTCTCAGAGCGTAAGCGGATATTTCTGGATGCGCGGCGTAAGGCATCGCGCGACAAGGCGGGAAGAGGACGCAGGGCGTGGCTGGTACGCACGCAGATGATATACTGCGAGGCGATGCGGGAGCGGTTTCTAAACTCGGAGTTTTTCGTTGGTGAGGCCGTGCTTAAGGATATGTGGCGATATATCATTGACCGTGTTGTCGAAGCATATCTAAAACTTGAGCAGAAAAAAATTAAATAGATACCTCCCATAAAGCCTTTTTGCGGTGCTAAAATGATATTGTGGGTAGTTTGGAGATAGCCCCAAGCTGCCGCGCATTACCTCCTATACTCCGTGACGAGCCGTCTCAATCGAGGCGGCTTTTCTCGTGGGGAGGAGATATAAATTTTATAGGGTATAGAGCGCGGTACTGCGGGAAACGCTCGGAGGACACAGCTACGGCGGTGTCCTTTTTGATTGCAGAGGAGGTGAGTATATGCAGCAGCTGCAGGAGAATTTTTGTGTGGAATTTGTACGTTGTGGAAGTAACGCGGAAGCCTACAAGAAAGCGGGGTACAAGGTCAAGTCAGATAAAGCTGCTGCTGTTTGTGCTACCAAATTGCTAAAAAAGGCTAATATCCAAGCCCGAATTGCTGAACTTCGCAAAGAATTTGCTTCCAGCAAGATCATGGACGCAGCAGAACGCCGTGAACTCCTTACGCGTTTTGCCCGTGATGAGGATACGGGAAAGGCTGATCGTCTGCGGGCTATGGACTTACTCAACAAGATGGATGGGGTATACATCAACAAGACACAGATAAGCGGGGTTGACGGTGCGCCGATTACATTCCGCTGGGAGGGCGGAACATGAGCACGGTCGTCATACCATACACGCCACGCCCGATATGGCGCGACACGATACATCCTGCGCTGACGCGGTACAGATTCACCGTGCTTGTCTGTCACCGACGTTTCGGCAAGACGGTCGGCACGGTCAATGAGATGCTGAAAAAGGCGATACTCAACGAGCGCAAGGCACCTGTCTATGCCTACGTTGCACCGTACCGCAATCAGGCGAAGCGTGTCGCATGGGAATACCTGAAATACTACACGAACCCCATACCAGGGCGTGCAGTGAATGAGTCAGAGCTCTATATCGAACTGCCGACAAGGCACGCAAGATCACCGGGGGCAAGGCTCTATATCATTGGTGCCGATCATCCCGATGCGCTGCGCGGCATTTACCTCGACGGGGTAATCCTCGACGAGTACGCAGACATCAAGCCGGAGCTCTGGGGCGGTGTTATCCGTCCTGCACTTGCTGACCGCGAAGGATGGGCGGTATTTATCGGTACGCCGAAGGGGCAGAATCAATTTTATGAGATGTACCAGCACGCTGAAAAAAGCGATGGCTGGTACTCTTGTATTTATAGGGCTGATGAGACGGGGGTGCTTCCCGCCGAAGAGCTCAAGGACATGCAGGCGCAGATGACAGAGATGGAGATTCGGCAGGAGCTCCTATGTGACTTCACGGCGTCTGCCTCTGATGTGGTTATCCCGATTGACCTTGTTACGGCCGCAGCAAACAGGCTGCTCAAGGATGATGATGTACTCGGACAGCCTGTGATCCTCGGCGTGGATGTAGCGCGGTTCGGCGATGATCGCACTGTTCTCTGCATCCGTCAAGGGCTATGGCTCAAAGAGGTGCGCACATTTACGGGGCTTTCCACGATGGAGACTGCAAGCCGTGTGATTGACTGTATCAATCAGCATCATCCGCATGCGACATTTATCGATGCGGGGGCGATGGGTGCAGGTGTGATTGATCGTCTGCGGCAGTTGCGCTATCAGGTTTCGGAGGTCAACTTCGGCGAGATGGCAATGGATGCACAGCGTTATGCCAATATCCGCGCGGAGATGTATTTTAAGTGTCGCGCATGGCTTGAGGCAGGCGGTGCAATCCCGCAGAATGCAGAGCTCAAGACAGAGCTCTCAACGGTAGAGTACAAATTCAACCCGACAGGGCGAATCATTCTAGAGCCAAAGGACAAGCTCAAGGAGCGTACAGGCAAGAGCCCTGACCTTGCCGATGGCTTTGTTTTGACGTTCGCCCGGCCGGTTTATATAAATCCGTCTGTTGGGGGCATTGACGATGATGTTTCGCCGGCAGAATATGATCCGTTCGCGGACATGTAACGAAAGGAGGAATGTATATGCAGTTTGACCTGCAACGATTTGGCGGCGGAGGTGGCGGCGGAGGTACTCCTGTCAAGCAGAGTGCACCGGGATCCACTGCCACAGCGACAATCGAAAGTGCAACAGCAGGAGAACGTCAGTCAATCCATGACAAGCTCGTCAAGGCAAAAGGGCGTGCGTCAACGGATAAAACGGGCGGCATGTTTGGCGACATGATGGGGAGCATCAAAAAGGCTCTGTTGGGTGAGTGATCTCTATGGCACAGATGCCAAAAGCAATACAGGAGATGCTGCGCGACAGTGATGCAATCCGCCGCAAGAAAAACCTTGTAGCGCAGATGATGACGGAGCGCACGCAGTTTGAGGGCACATGGAAGCAGCTCAGCAGGTATATCAACCCGACACGTGGACGATTTGACGAGGACAAGACGCAGGACGGCAGGCGCCGCGATTACTGCCTACTTGACCCGTATCCGATGGAGACAAGCGGCAAATGTGCGGCGGGGCTGCATTCGGGGCTGACATCGCCGTCGCGCCCGTGGTTTGCACTCGGCCTCCAAGACAAGGAGCTCGCAGAGTATCACACGGTCAAGCTGTGGCTTGAGGAGTGTCAAGATGTGCTGATGGGAATTTATGCAAAGAGCAACATCTACAATATGCTGCTAAACATCGAGGCGGAACTCACGCAGTTCGGCACGGCGGCGGCACTTCTTCTTGAAGATTTCAACACGGGTGTATGGGCGCGTCCGTATACCTGCGGTGAGTATGCGGGCAATGTGGATGCACGCGGGCGCGTGGTGCAGTTTGCACGAAAGTTTAAGCTCAACGCGTGGCAGATGGTGGATGAGTTCGGGGAAGATGTTGTGAGCGATGCGGTACGCAATGCGTATCGTGCGAAGAATCTCAAAGACTATTTCCCTGTGACAATGCTCATCGAAAAAAACGCCGACTATAACCCAGACTCCAATGCGCTGCTGAATTTCAAGTACAAATCCTATTACTTTGAGGATTCGCAGACCGACGTGTTTTTGAAGGTCAGCGGCTATCACGAAGTCCCGTTTCTGATGCCACGTTGGACGGTGATCGCCAACGGGATTTACGGTGTAGGCCCCGGGCACAACGCCCTCGGGAACTGTATGCAGCTGCAGAAGATCGAGAAGATCAATATGCGCCTCTTAGAGCACCGCTCCGACCCTGCGCTGATTGTCCCGTCCTCGGTTGGCAAAGTCAATCGTCTGCCGGGCAAGGAAACGCTTGTGCCAGATAACATGATCAATGGGATTCGCCCGCTCTATGAGGCAACAGGTGATCGCGGAGAGGTCATGCAGACAATCCAGTACAAGCAACAGCAAATCGGCGCGGCATTTTACAACGACCTCTTTGTGATGCTTGCACAACAGGACAACCCGCAGATGACCGCACGCGAAGTTGCAGAACGTCACGAGGAGAAACTTTTGATGCTCTCTCCTGTATTGGAGCAGATGCACAACGAGGTTCTGGCACCACTCACGCGCCGTTCGTTTGAGATTTGCTATCGTAACGGGCTTTTGCCGCCGTTGCCGGAAGAACTCAAAGGACAGGAAGGGAGTATCAAGGCGGAGTTTATCTCGCTGCTTGCACAGGCACAGAAAGCCGTTGGGACAAACGCGATGGAGAAAACCCTTGCGATTGCAGGAAACCTTATGGGTGCGTCGCCTGAGATCATGGATAACCTTGATCTTGATGCGGCAATCCGCGAGCATGCGCAGATGTCCGGCACGCCTGAAACGATCATGCGTGATGAGCAGGATGTGCAGAAGATGCGACAGCAGCGTGCGCAGCAGATGCAGCAGGAACAGCAGATCCAGCAGGCGGCCGCAATGGCAAAGCCGCTGAGAGACAGCGTAGAAGCGGCAAGGCTGCTCTCCGAAACGCCAGTCAATGAAAACACGATTGGCAGTATTCTGGGGGGAGGTTGATGTATGGATTTAGATACACTCGAAAACATTATGCGACGTCCGGAAGGGCGTCGTTTTGTTTTGGAAGTGCTTGACCTTTGCAGTGTAGATCAACACTACACAACGGGGAACGCGCGTGAGGACATATTCGCCAACGGGCGGCGTTCTGTTGGCGAAGAGATTCTGCGCTGTATCCGCCGCATTAAATCCGGCAATGAATCAACGGATGGTCTTGCGTTGGAATATGCCATGCGCCGCGAGCATCAAAGAAGAATGGAGGAATTAGAAGATGGACGAAACGATGACGATGACTGAGCCGCAGGGAGGGGAGACGCCGCCGGAATCTCCTCCGGAGGCACCGCCGGCGAATCCGCCCGACGGACAGCAAGAAAAACCCCCTGAAAATCCGTTTGGCTTTCAGCAGGAGGCACCTGTTGTCCCTGATGTCTACGAGTTCAACCTCCCGGAAGGTTTGACGATCTCGGACGAACAGAAAGAAGCATTTTCGGCCGTCGCAAAGGAAGCAAAGATGACGCAGGAGCAGGCAAACAGCTTGCTCAAGATGCATGCGGACATTGTGATGGAGCAGCAGCGACAGGCGGAAGAGATCAAGAACCAGTGGATGAATGAGTGCGCTAAGAAGGGGCTCAATACCCCTGAGAACCTTGCGGCGGCAAAGATCGCCGTGGACACATTCGGCGGCGCCGATGCCATGAACGCATTGATCGAATCTGGTGCGGCGTATCATCCGGCCGTGCAGGCGTTCCTGCAGCGCATTGGTCATCTCCTGAAGGAGGATAATGCGCCGGACGGAAAAGCCGCCGCACAGACGACGGCAGCAGATTTGCTTTTTGCGAACAGCAAGTATTAAGAATTGGAGGAATAAAATATGAGTGATTGCGTAACTTTGCAGGATTGGGCAGCGCGTTTCGGTGCGCAGGGACAGCTCGCACAGCAGAAGATTATCGAGCTGCAGAGCAAGACGAACCGTATTCTTGACGTGATGCCGTTTAAGCAGTGCAACGAAAAGACGATGGAGACGGCGCTTGTCCGTGCGGAACTGCCGGATGTGGCATGGCGTATCATCAACAAGGGGACGAAGCCCGGCAAGTCCAAGAGCAAGACGGAGTCCTTTACCTGCGGCGGCATGGAGGCGCTTGCGGAGATCGACGAGAAGCTGATGCAGATCAACGGCAACAGCAACGCGTGGCGGCTCTCGGAGAATGTTGCCTATCAGGAGGCAATGAACCAGAAGATGGCGACGACCTTCTTCTATGGCGACGAGAAGGTCAACCCTGCGGGCTTTACGGGGCTCTCTGCGTACTACTATAGCAAGACGGCGCAGGATAAGATCTGGGCAGATCAGATCATCGATGCAGGCGGTACGGGCAATGCACTGACCTCTCTCTGGCTTGTCGGCTACGGGCAGGATACCGTCTATGGCATTTTTCCCGAAGGAACGAGTGCAGGCTTTAAGTACCGCGATAACGGGCGCGTTCAGATGGTCGACAAGGACGGCGGCAAGTACTGGGGCTATCAGTCGCAGTACAACTGGGATATGGGGCTGTGCGTGCGTGACCCGCGCTATGTTGTGCGCGTTGCCAACATCGACACGACGCAGTTTGCGGGTGCAGCTGCGGATGCACTTGTCGATAATCTTATCCGCGCCTACAACCAGATTGAGAATCCCGACAAGTGTACGATGGCGTTCTTCGGCAACCGTGCTGTACAGACGTATCTTGACATTCTGGCTTCGAGAAAGACGAACGTGCGCCTGTCGATTGACGAGTTCGGCGGGAAGAAGATTACGCATTTCTGGGGCGTCCCGATTCTGCGCTGCGATGCGATTCTCGGTACCGAGAGCAAGATTGTCTAAGGAAAGGAGTATAGGTTATGGCTTATATCGACAACGAACTGATTTTTTGCAATGACGTCGCAACGGCGGCGTCTGTTACGAGCGAGGTGCTCGACATTGGTCTTGGCGGCGCATTCGTGCATCCGCTCTTTATCGATGTCAAGCTGACCGCGCCCGTGACATCGGGCAAGGTGGAGACGATCACCGTGCAGTCCTCGGCAACAGCTGCATTCGCCGCACCCGTGACGGAGATGAGTGTGACGGTTGGTGCTTCGGTTAACCAGACCAAGAAAGCAGCGACGCTTGCCCAGTTCTATGCGCCGATTCGTGCGGGCAACCGTTATGTGCGCCTTGTGATCGCGGGAACTGCGCCGACGGGCGGTAAACTCACGGCTTACATGAGCTCCGGAACGGCGGTGAATCTCTGATGACGTATCGCGTTAATACAACCTGTCAGTTTCGTAACAGGCTGTACGAGAAGGGCGATATGGTCGATCTTCCTGCGGGGGCGGAAGTGCCTCCGTATTTTGATGTACTGGAAGGGGATGCGCCTGATGCAGACAATACGCAGCCTGAAACGGGTGAATCCGTTGATGAGCCTGTAACGAATGAGGCACCTGCTGTTCCTGAGGAGGGGGCCGGTGCTTCCTCCGGGGATGAAGTTCTGCCTGTAACGAATGAGGCGGTCGCGGGAAAGAAAGGGCGTAAGAAATAAGGAGTGGGGCTGATGTATGCAGGTGTTTTCGTCATGCGTCAGCCCTTTTTCTCTTTAAGGAGGTGGAATAATGGATAAGATTGATGTCTGCAATATGGCTCTTTCGCGTATTGGGATTGACAACATTGAGGCACTCACAGAGCCGAGCGAGCCTGCGCGTGCATGCAGTCAATTTTATGACCACTGCCGCCGCGTTGTGCTTCGGAAATATCCGTGGACGTGGGCGACAAGGCGCGTGCAGCTTGCAGAGATCACGGATAAGCCACAGGACTTTTCCTATGCCTATCGTTATCCTGCGTCTTGTCTTGCGCTGAGAAAACTCTATAACGAGCATTTTGACAATATCCCTGCGTATACGGGGTATCAGATTGTCAGCGATAAAGAGGGGCGTGCTATCTACACCGACGTGGCAAATGTATCGGCAGAGTATACGGCGGACATCGATGATACAGGGCTCTTTGATGAGCAATTTATCGAGGCTTTGAGCTGGAAACTTGCGGGATCTATCGCGTTTAAACTGACGGGGAATGCACAACTTCCCGGATACTGTGATGAGCAGTATATGGCGCTCTTCTTGGATGCTGCGGCGAACAACGAGGATGAGCAAAACATGAGAGACAAAGAACCATATACGCTCATTGCTGCGCGGTTTGGGGGTGACTTCTGATGGCAGGAGGGCAGATGTATCCACTTAAACCTAGTTTTGCAGGAGGGGAACTGACCCCTGCGCTCTATGGACGCACAGATCTGCAGAAGTATGACGTTGGTGCATCAAGGCTTGAGAACATGATTGTCTTGCGCTATGGAGGGGCAACGCGTCGCCCCGGCTTTCGTTATGTGGCAAAGACACAAGGCGGGCGCAAGGCGCGACTGATTCCGTTTCAGTATTCGACGGAACAGAGTTATGTGCTTGAGTTTACGGAAGGGTTCGTACGGATATTCACGCAGGGCGGGATTGTTGTTAAAGACGGGAACCCACTGACGATTCCAACGAAATACAAAGAGGCCGATCTTCCGGATATCAAGTACACACAATCTGCGGATGTGCTTTTTCTTGTACACGTTAATCATCCGCCGATGACGCTCACGCGCTATGGCGTGACAGAATGGAAGCTTGAGCGGATGGATATTGCAGGAGGCCCGTTTGACGACCCGAACACAAAAGAAAATGTAAAGATTGGTGCATCCGCCGTGCGTGGAGATGTGACCCTTACGGCAAGTACTGATTATTTTACAAATGATATGGTCGGCAGTCTGATTCGGCTGGGGCATACGATGAGCGGGCAGCTTAAATTTGGCAACCCGACAACGGCGTTATCTGTGCGATGCGTTCCCGGCGGAACGGTTTATGTGGAATCATTCGGTTTTTGGAATGGCAGCTTTATAGTAGAGAAACATGATAAGTCCACGGATACATGGATTGCGTTGCAAGAACAGCATGCCAACCGCACGCAGAACTACACACTTAATTACACAAACAAGGGCGATGATATTGTCGAGTATCGTGTGCGTAGTGAAAAGTTTGATACATCTGTATGGAGCAACGAGAACGAGCGGCAACGTGGCTATGTGACAATACAGACATTCGCGCAGGATTATTATGGCGTTGCACGGATTACGGCAGTCAACTCCGCAACAAGCGCTACGGCAACAGTAACGAGAGAATTTGCAGACACGGAGGCGACGAATGATTTCTCTCTCTCGGCGTGGAGTGCGAAAAAAGGCTATCCGCAAGCGGTGAGTTTCTTTGAAGACCGCCTTGTCTTTGCAGGGAGCAGAGCTAAGCCGCAGACCTATTGGGCATCGCAGTCGGGGGACTATTACAATTTCTGGGTCAATACCCCGCAGCAGGACAGTGATGCAATTACAGGCACGCTCTCAGGCGGACAGATGAACGGCATTCGTGCCATTATCCCATTTGGTGAAATGCTCATGCTCACCTCTGGCGGCGAGTACAAGGTAGGTGGCGGAAACGAGACGTTTACGCCAACGAATCAGAAAGCAGAACCACAGGAGTATCGCGGCATCAACAATCTAACTCCGGTCGTCATCGGCGGGCGCATCGTCTATGTGCAGCATCAAGGCAGTGTCATCCGTGATCTCACATATAGTTATGATGTGGACAAATACACAGGAGATGACGTATCTCTACTTGCTGCGCATCTCTTTGAGGGGCATACGATTGTTGCGCTCGCCTATCAGCAGACGCCGAACACGGTTGTTTGGTGCGTACGGGAGGATGGCGCGCTACTGGGCATGACCTACATCAAGGAGCAGGACGTATACGCGTGGCACAAGCATACGACGGCGGGGAAATTCACGGATGTGTGCACGATCTCGGGCGATCGTGAAGAAGAACTTTGGGCGGTTGTAGAGCGTGATGGCGCATACTATGTCGAGCAGATGGGCTCGCAGATACGTAATACAGCGCCTGAGGAGCAATTCTATGTAGATGCAGGATATATTTATCACGGCGAAGCAAAAGATGCGCTCACAGGGCTTGCATGGCTCACTGGGAAGACTGTCTCCGTGCTTGCCGATGGGAATGTCCTTGCGGATATGCGTGTGAATGAGAGTGGTGTTCTGCGACTGCCGAAAGCGTTCAGCAAGATTACAGTTGGTTTGCCCTTTGAGAGCACGATTCAGACAATGCCAATTGAGTTCAGCGTGCAGGACGGCTCCTATATGGGGCGCAAGAAACGCGTCTCACGCATGACAATCCTTTTCCGTGATACGCGCGGCGGGCTTTATGGCGTTGGCGAAAATCGGCTTGACACGATCAAGTGGCGCTCTACGGAAAAATATGACAATCCGATTGAGCTTTACAGCGGTAAGCGTCGTATCGTCATTCCGGGTGCAAGCTATGAAGACACAGTGTATCTGACGATCAAGCAGACTGACCCGCTGCCGCTGACGATTCTATCCATTGTTCCGGAGGTGGAAGCAGGTGGCTGAGTTTACATACCGCACCCCAACCGATGATGATCTTTCCTATCTTGCCGCACACCTGCGCCCCGAAGATCGGCGCGAGCTGATCGGCATGACGGGGCCGAACGTCGAAGCTGAGGTGATGCGTTGTTGGCGTAACAGCAAAGCGGCATATGCCTGCTACTGTGACGGCGTTATTATTTCAGCGTTTGGCGTTATCGAGACGAATCCTATTCTCCGGCACGGTATCATCTGGATGCTTGCGACTGCGGAGACGGCGAAGCATAAAATCTATACGGGCAAGAAGACGCGCGAAGGAATCCGCGCGTTTTTGCATGACTGGGAATATCTCTATAACTATGTCGACAAGGGGAATGATGCGACGATTGCATGGCTCAGGTGGCTTGGCGCGGTTGTTCATGAGCCGCAGCCGATGGGCCTGTATGGGCTTCCCTATCATCTATTTGAGTTTTTCAAAGAATTGGAGTGAGTAGCTATGGGCGTAGCGGCAATGGTGGTGGGAACGCTCTTTTCCTCGTGGATGCAGGGGAGGGCACAACAGGCGCAGGCAGAAGCGGCGGCGCGGCAGTCGGAACAGAATGCGCAGATCGCGCAGATGAACGCGGACAAGGCGCAGGAGACCGCCGAACGGCAGGACGAGAATAACAAGATCAATGCAGAGAATGAGCGACGCAGGGCGCTCCTTCGGATGGGTCAGCAGCGTGCGGCAATCGGTGCGAGCGGTGTCACAGCATCCGGAAGTGCTGCGGCGGCCCTTGCAGATACGGGCTATGCAATCAATGAGCAGACAGGCATGAGCCTCTACAATGGGCGTCAGCAGGTCGATAACATGCTGCAGCAGTCGACAGATTTCCAGAATCAGTCTAATTTCCACAGTGCCAACGCAAGTGATTATCGCGCAGCGGGACGCCGTGCCATGATGAATAGTATGCTCACAGGTGCGTTTTCACTGGCGAGCAATCTCTATACGGGTGTGAGTTCCGCAGCACAGGAGACCGCAGGGGCGGCAGGCACACAGGTCGGTTCGTTCGGCGGAAAGGATTGGAGCACGGGATTCCACGGATGGGGCGGCAAGGGTACGAGTTTCGGCAGTCATATCGGAAGCTATACGGCGCGGGGATATGGAATGCCGCGTCAAAGCACGTTTTTCTCAATGAGATAAGAGGAGGTTTGTTCCATGGACTTTTCGCCGTTACAGAATAAAGAAGGCGTGGGGGCTCCTGCGGCGCAGATTGCGCGCGTGCAGTACAGCAACGCAGGAGAACAGGCACTCGCACAGGCAAGCGGAGCAACTGCCGATGTGCTCGCCAAGGGCTTTACGACGATGAAAGATCAAGTGGAGCAGACACAGGCGCTTGCGGCCAACAACATGTATAACAAGCTCATGAGTGAGGGCACGTTTGAGCTGATGCAGAAGAAAGAGGAGGGCGCTCTCAATATCACGGAGGAGTATGACAAGCTCCAGCAAAAGACGAGGGATGCCGTATTTGCAAAATACAAAGGTGTCCTGCGTTATGGTACTGGAGCCCGTGCGTTCAATGAGTTCACGGAGCGGGATAATGTAACGCGCCGCATGAATGTCATGCGGTATCAGCAGGAGCAGTTTGAAGCATATAAGGACACGCAGTATAAGAATGCTCTTGATGTTTGTAACGATACAATCCTAGAATATGGCGGGAATGATGCAGCCATCGATATGGCGTTTAACCGCTCGGATGCGCTGATTGAAGGCAGGTGGGGCGGCTATGGGCAAGAGAAGGTAAAAGAACAACAAGAGGTATTCCGCAGACAGGCAGTCGGTCAGGCAATGTCTCTCGCGATGCAGACAGCGGATTTCAAGCGGATGGATGAGATCTGCAATAAGTACGGGCAGTACATGGATGGCAATCAACGAGCGGCGGCGCTCGGTGCGGTACGCAAACGCGCACAGCAGGAGATGGAGTTTAACGAGGCACAGAATGCAATCAAGGAACTCGGGATTGAGGCGTCACGCGATGCGGTCAAAGCGTGGGTTCAGAAAAATGCGCATGGGAATACGCAGAATACGGACGGGATGTATGCGTTCTTCAAGGAGAATATAGGAAAACCTTATCAACTGGGTGGCCCCGAAGATGGTTCTGGCGGGACATGGGACTGTGGAAGCTTTACAAAAGCATGCGGAAAAACATATGGACTTAACCTTCTCAGCCGCTGTGCAGATGATCAATATGTTCAGTTGAAAGAGGAAGGCCGTGCGTTCAGCGACCCAAGCGAACTGCGTACAGGAGATCTTGTATTCTGGACAGGTACAGGCGGAGAAGAAGGGCAGTATGGGATTGCTCATGTCGGCATTTATGATGGCAAGACGGGGAAGGCTATGCAGTCCGGTAATCACGGCGTTGCAGAAATTGACCTAAATACCTACAAGGTCGTCGGTTTCGGGCGTGGCGTTACGGAAACGCCGCTCTCTGATATGGAGATTGAAGAGAGAACAGATAAGATTTTCGGTGGGATGCAGAGGCAGCTCGCGGTGCGTGATCGGGAGGATGACAGACTCTATAATCAGACACTGAAGGCAATATTAGACCTCCAAAATGATGGAAATTTCCATACGGTAGCAGAGTATCAGGCAATTGCAACGTCGATTGCGGGGGGCAATCCACGCGTTCTTTCAAAAGCGTTGAATCATGCTCTTAAAATGGGACGTTCCGATCAGGACTATGTGGAGCGGCAGCAGGAGAAAGAAGAGCGTCAGCAGCTCAGAGCGATGCAAGCGCAGACACTGGGCGAGTTTAGCTTCTATCTGTATAAGGAAGATTTTGCAAGAAAGCTTCAAAACGGCACGATGAAAGAGAACGATGTCCTTGAATATCTTATACAGAATCCGCAGCTTACAGAGAAGCAAAAGAAAGCACTTCTGGATGATGCAGAGGACTATCGAAACGGCAAAGGACTCTTTGCGTATGATCTCAATGCAGTTAAGGGCGCGGTTAAAAATCGCTTCCCCGGCATGAATACTGGGGACTTTGATGCGTCCTATGCGATTGCTCAAAACTCTGTCAATCAGCGTATCCGTGACTACAGGTTGAAAAATGACGGACAAGAACCGACACAGGCACAGGTGATTACTTGGGCGACAGAAGATATCACTGCCGAGAGCTATTCGAGTGGTGGTTTCTTCGGTGGTACAAGCGTTGAGCTCAATCGGGCACAGCTCTATGACCGTGGAATCGAGAGCCTTGTAAAGAAACCGGATGGAACATATTTGGTTACGCTAACGAATGGGCGTGGGGCATTCACCAAGAAGGCAGAGGAAGTTACAAAGGGGCTTGCAGACGGCAAAAACGGCTATGACATTGTGTTTGACAAATAATGGAGGGGACTATGAGACCGGAAGAAGCGGCAGAACTGCATAAGAGAATACTCAGTGATGCGTTCAATCCAGAGACTGCGTGGTATCCGTATAATCCTGCATACCATAACAGTGACGAGCTGAACGATATCCCGAACTATGCCCCGACAAGCGAATACGCGACCTATGACACGGGCAGACGTGACGACGCGGGCAATCCGATCATGAGCAGCGACGTGATGGATTTGATGATGACAAAGTCCTATGAGCCGCAGAAAGAATCGGATTGGTCTGTCTCTAATATCGCGGATGCCGTCTATACAAAGCTGCGGGACAACTTCTATGATGGCAGTGTTCATCCCGTCGATTTTGACAATCCGTATTACACACAGGGAATGACTGCACCGCCGGAACCGATCACAGGGAAAGACCTCATCAAGGGTGTTGTGCCTGAGAGTTTTCAGGCGTCCAAACTCTATGCGGATTATTTCTACGGCGAGGATGAGAAGCGCGAGCAGATCAAGAAAGCGCATGATCTTACTGGGATTCGCGCAGAGACGATTGCTAATGACCCCGATGTGTGGGAAAAAGTCATGAAGATCGTCCAGCGCGCGGAAAAACTCAAGAAGGTGCCCGGCATGCTCGACGCGAGCGGCGACCTCAATATGCGACGCGTCTATGAAGCGATGCCATACCTCAAAGAGATTGTCGAAAAGCGCGGCACGAATGAGGCCGTCATGATGCTCAACAATGCCGAGGGGCTGCAGACGGTCAATGATGCATACAGCAACGAGTTTATGCGCTTCGCGGGAAGTGTCGCAACAGGCGTAGAGCGCGGCTACTACAACATTCGCAAGCAGATGACCTATGCGAATGCAATGATTGGCAGACGCAAACTCACAGAAGATGAGCAGAATTGGATTACTGCACTCGACAAAAAGAAAGACGAACTGCCGGAATATTCCTATGGGGGCGTTGGGCAGACCGTTGGCGCAATGATCGGCGGTGCTGCAGAGAATATCCCGATGATTGCATCTGCACAGGGGATTGGAGCGGTTGCAGGAGGTATCACTCTTGCCGTGACAAAGAACCCTGGTGCGGCGGCAAATGTCGGAAGAGCTGCCGCTATTGCCGTTATGGGGCTTGAGATCGGCGGCAGTCAATACGAAGAGAATCTGAACAAGCTCGATGCGAAGGGACGCGCGATGTATACGCCGACACAGGCGGCGGCACTGTCGGCGACACAGGGGCTTGCCGAGGGCGTGATCGAGCAGCTTGCTTTGCAGAAGATTGCACGCACGATTTTTGGGCGGGGTGAGGCAAAAAGCCTGCGCGACCTCTATGCAGGTGCAGGAGCAAAAGATTTGGCACTGGCCGCAGAAGGGGCAACTGCGAACGAGGCGGCGCGTACGCTCATCAAAGAACGGATTCTTGGCGCGGCAAAAGCGGGCGCAATTACGTTTAATACAGAGCTACAGGAGGAGTTTGCACAGCAGGTCTCGGACACGGTCATCGAGAATATGGCGCAGATGGCACTCAAGGGCGATGATGCTGAGATTTCATCTGTCCGGCAAATTCTGCAGAAATCCACGGCTGCGGCAATTGAGGCCGCTCCTTCTATCATGGGGTTTGGTCTCATCGGTTTCGGCGGTCATGTTGGCGCACATACGAATACAATGCTCGGGGCACGCGCTCATATGGAGAATCTGATCAAAGACCGCCTCTATCGGAGCGTCAATGAGAATCAGCACCTCATGAATACTGTTGAGGCGGTAGGGGATAACCTGAAGAACGTACAGGAACTCCAAGGCAAAGCACCTGATCTTGTGAATGAGATGCTTGATTCGCAGAACCGCCGCTATGGGATAGAGACAACGACCGTAGATATTGTATCACTCAATCAGGAAGAGGGTGGCGCGGAGCTTGTGCAGGAGATTGCTGCCGCAAATAACATCAGCACAGAGGAGCTGCAGGCGTGCGCAGATGGGACTGGGATGCTGCCTGTCAAAACGTCTACTCTCCAACAGATGACTGCGAATCTCGATGATGGAAAACGCAAGGCACTCTTCCAGAATATCACGAAGTCCTCTGACCTATTCACGGATAAGCAGGCGCAACATGAGGCGAAAATTGTCAAGGAAGTGCTCAGCGCGTTCCAGTCGAAAACGGAAGAGGAAGTCGGCGATTTCGTTGACCGTTATGTGGAGAGTGCGTTTGCAGAGCATGATCATCGTGCGCTTGCACGGGACATTCTGCTTGCAGACGTGAATCACCCTGCGGCAGAAATTAAGCGGCGCATGAATCGTCTGGATGCCGATCTCGCAGAAGTGATGGGGACACTACAGAATGACGGCAGTGCGGAAGCGGCAGAGCATCTTGCACAGATACAGCCTGAGATTGAGAAAATCAATGCACAGAAAGACGCTCTCGAAGCGGTTGCAGGCGCAATAAAAGGCCTCCAACCCGGGGATGTTGTCGCGACGGCGGAACTGTCTCCTGAGGCGAGAAGCGTCTATCATGAGCTTGCGGGTCAGCTCGGAGGCGCAAAAAGCCAAAAAGCCCGCGCGGCTGCGCGAGCATCTGCACTCCTTGCGGCGCGTTATGCAGATCGTATGGCGGCAATTTATAGCGAAGTGAAGGGAGAACCGTATACCGCTGCGGACTATATGCGTGACCATCTGCGTGTGGATGCATATGCAGACGATCAGAAGAAAGAGGCTGCGAAGAAAAAGGCTGAAATCGTCAAAGGATTCATCGACGAGAATTTCCCTGATGCTAATGAACGTGAGATGGCTGTTGCGGCAACCTTGCAGGATGCTGTGAGCCCTGCGAAGGGGTGGCGTACCCTCTACAAAGACATTGTATCAGAGCGTGATGAACTGCTGCGCCCTGCTTTGGATGCTCTCGACCGTGGCATGGGCAACGGCGTTGACATCGTCCCGATTGACGACGACGGGCGCGGCATCCGTGTGTCCAATAATGAGCCGTGGTATCGGGACTTTTACAAGGAACACGGGCGGCCGCCGCGCAAGGGCGAACTCATCGATCTTGCCTATCTCCTTATGGTGGGGGATTCCTCTGCCCCGCAGGTGGAAGGGTGGATGCCGAGTTCGCAGGAAGCTGTCGATGCGATGCAGGAGGCAAGGGCGCATCTGGACCAGCTGAACGGCTATATCCATACGCTTGATAATATCAAGGAACGTATGATGCAGATGGATACTGCGGTGTTGAATCAGGAGAATGAACGGCGTTCTCCTGTTGCTATTCGGGGAGATGAGTTCGGCGCATACAAAGATATAAAAGAACTGCGCCAAAAGGCAATTTCTTATTATCAGGAAGTCTTGCAGGGGACAAGTGTCGAAAACGCTCGGCTTGGCAGGGTGGATATTGATCAAAATGGTTTGGTAGAGTTTACGGGCTCTGGCAGAAGGAAAGCTAAATCGACAAGCGCCAAAGTCGAAAAACTATTGTTGATCAAATATTTGCCGCAGTTGATTCGTGAAGCAACCAACATTACAGAAAGTCCTGCGGAAAAGGAACGGCACGCAACAGATTACTTCTACTATCTGCATACGGCCGCTGAAGTCAACGGGGCATCTGTTCCGGTGGATATTACGCTCATAAAGAACAACGACGGACATATCCAGTATTACAACCATACTCTGCCGACACTGGAAAATGGCAATAAAAAAGAATCGCCGGTAACTGCGGGACCAGTATTCTCTAAAGAGACCCTCGGCACCCCGCCCGTCGGCGATTCTATTATTCATAGTATAGCATCTTCGGGACAAGAAGGTCAAGAGGTTCTTGAGCAATCCGCATGGCACGGCTCGCCGTATGACTTCCGTGAGTTCCTGCTCTCCATGATCGGTGTAGGAGAGGGGGCACAGGCGCATGGCTGGGGGTTATATTTTGCACAGAATCGGAAAGTGTCGGAGCGGTATAAAGAACGGCTGACACAGCACGGGCACAAGACACTCTATACGATGACCTATGACGGGAAACCCGTCGAAGAGCAATCCCCGTCGATTCAACGCGCAATGCATGAGCTTTCGGGCACTGTGCATTCGATGCACGGGGATGGAGTTGCAGACACCGTTTCTGCATACCGTAACGGGCATGAAAAAGACCTTCGTTTGTGGCAGAAGCATCTTGAAGAATTTGACCATGCGATTGCCCTCTATGAGGGAAATTCGAAAGTGTCTCTGCGCACTTTGCGAGATTCTGTACCAAAGTATAGCAATGCAGGTGCGACGATTGATTCGGCGGAAGCGTCTACTCTTGGAAAACGGCGCACAGCGGAGGATGCGGTGCGTGCGCTGAAAGAGAAAAGAAAACTCTATGTGGCGCGTGTAAAGGAAGAAGAACAGGCGATCCGCGACTTGGATGCCATTGATGCAGATAAGATTCGGATAGAGGTGCAAGAACCCGTAGGCAAGCTCTTCGAGGTCGAAATCCCCGATAGCGAAGTTCTTCTTGATGAGGATAAGTTGTTTGAATATCAAACGTCGTTTGTTCAGGGAAAACTGCTAGAATTATTTCGAAATCTTTTTGAACAACGTACACCACAATGGCTTATGGATACATCTGATTATGGTGATTCTGTTCGAGATGGTTCAATGGCTAAAGAGTATTTATCTGATGCGACCGGCAAAGAAATCTATGAGTTCCTGATAGATATCTTTGATAAAACGCCTAGAGAAGCTTCTCTTGCTCTTAATGAGGTTGGAATCAAGGGGGTTACTTATGTCGGCGTGCGCGACGGCCGCTGCTATGTTATCTTCGACGACAAGGCAATCCAGATCATCGAGAAGTACAACCAAGAGCAGGCGCATGGAGCGAAGGGCAATATCACAGCGACGCTTGGCGGTACGCAACGTCTGATTTCTCTTATGCAGTCCGCCGATCAGTCGACGTTTATGCACGAGATGGCGCATAACTTCCTGTTTGATTTGGAACATATCGCAGAAGTTGCACCAGAGAGCCGCTATGCCAAAGACCTTGCAGCAATCCAGAAATGGGCGACGTGGACGAAAGGTGCGGCGGACGAGTATGTGGGGACAGCGTCTGCGGCAGAGTTCCGTAACCGTGAGGAGAAGATTCTCGCAGCAGAGAAGAAGGGTGACACAGCAGAAGCTGAACGTCTCAAGCGTGAATGGATGCAGGAGCGTTTTGCCCGTGGGTTTGAGGAATACCTTCGCAGCGGGGAAGCACCTGCACAGGGGCTTCGTTCCGTGTTCCGCCGCTTCAAGGCATGGCTCACGCGGATTTACAAGGATGTAACGGGCGCGGGCGTGCGTGCCTCTGCGGAGGTTGAGACAATCATGGCGCGGATGATCGCAACAGATGAGGAGATCGAGGCGGCGGCTGTTGTCAAACGTGCGCAGCGACTCCAAAAGATTGACCCCGAACTGCTGACGGCGGATTCTGCGGAGACCATGATTCAGTGGGAGACAGAGGCGAAGGAGCGCGCGAAAGAAACGCTGCTCAAAGAACTCGTTCGTGAGATGCAGGGACGCGATATTGATGCGCACATGAAGGACTACGAAGCGCAGCTGAAAGCCGAGATGCGGGAGAATCCCGTTTGGCAGGCGGAGGCGGTGGCGGAGACCTTCGGCGTTGGGCAGGTTATCGCAAGCGGATATTATCCGACGGCGGAGGCGTATGAAAAGGCACTCAAGGACGCGGGCGGCGGATTCGATGCAGCATACAATCGTCAGATGCGCGGGGAGCGGGAACGCTACAAAGCGGAGATGCCCAACGCCGAGACGATTGCGCAGCGTGCGGAAGAACTGCTTGCATCACAGGAATATAGTACGCGTCAGACAGCGCTTGAAGGAGAGCTCCTGAACGAGTATATCAAAGCGTATGACAATGCCCCGCAGCGGCTCAAGGACGCGATGATCGGCGTTGCCCGTGCCCTCGAACGTGAGGAAGATGCGCCGCTTGAAAAGGCAGTGACGGCTCTCAAATACGCGTTCCGCTGGCAGGAAAAACAGGCGCAGGAGATTGATGATCTGCGGGCGCTCCTCGCTTCTGCGAAAGAATCAGGAGAGGAAGATCGCGCAAAGATGCGTGAGAAGTTCGGGGAGGCATTTAACCGACTCAAACTCTCTGCGGCGCAGAATCTCGAAGCCGTACGCAGCCTCCGCGATTCGGCGGTCGGCAGGGTTGCTGCGATGCGTGCATATGCACAGCAGCATCTTGAAGATGCGCCAATCCATGAGTCGACGAATACGCGCCATTGGATGCGCCAGGCACAGAGTGCCGCGAAGGAGGCGGAACGTCATCTCACAAATATGCTCCGCAAGAATAACGGCATTGAGAAGGAGGATACAGGAGACAAAGACCTTGCGGCGGCACGAGCGGCAAAGACCCGACAGCTTGCAATGGAGGCAATGACGCATGAGAGTGTCAAGCTGAAACGTGAGCTTGACCGTATGCTGAAATACTTTGCCCGTCGTGAAAAGAATCTTGCCAATGACAAGACTGCCAAGATCGACGGCAATCACCGCTATTTCGCATATCATCTCATGTATGTGTTTGGCCTGCGTCGTTCGGACGGTGTGCCTCTTGCAGGAGAAGGCGCCCGTAGCTGGTCTCAGCTGATCGAAGAACTCAAATCCGACAAGAGTGATCTTGACGGAGTGGATATTCCGGAGTGGCTTTCTTCTGCCGCAACGTCACGCGATCCGCAGCGGAAATATACGCAGCTCTCTATGCAGGAGCTCCGCGATCTGCGCACGCTTGTAGAATTCCTCTATGTGACGGGGCGCAACAAGAACACGCTTCTCACTTCCGGTGAGGATGTTGATGAGGTTGCCGCACGTATCTATCAAAACTACGAGGAACATCTTGGAGCTCAGGACGGCGGAAAAGAAGCCCGTGCCTATATGGTACAGCTTTTGAAGCCGGAGACGATGCTCAAGGTCATCGGCGGCAAGAGTGGTGCGATTGTGGATTATCTCTACAACACACTCTTTGACGCACAGGAGAAAAAAACAGAGGCGCTTGAACAGAACGCCAAGCGATTGGAGTCGATCATCGGACAATACTACACGCAGAAAGAGAGGCGTAAAGCATGGGGGAAGAAGATCGGCATTGCACTCACGGATGGCACGGAGCTGACGAAAGAAAATGTGCTTTCGATGGCTCTGAACTGGGGCAATGAGGGAAACCGTTCCCGTCTTGTTGCAGGTCTCTCAACCAAAACTCCATACACGGAGAATGATGTTGAGGAGATCTTTGCAAAGACGATGACCAAGAAAGACTGGGCATTTGTGCAGGAGATTTGGGATTATCTCAATGAACACGGCGATGCAGTCAATGAGGTCGTCGAAAAGAGCACCGGCACGTCGATGAAGCGTGTTGCACCGGATGAGTTTACGATCGAGGCGTCGACGGGAGAGCCGCTGACTATTCGCGGCGGGTACTATCCGATTCGGTATGACCCGAAGCGTTCGGAGAAAGCTGCTGATCAGGAGCTTGCGACTGTCGCAGAATCGGTTGGCGGCGCAATGGCGTTTGGGTCTGGAATGGGCTCGACGAAGAACCGTGCAAACGGCGCCCCGTTGGGGCGTCCGCTTGACCTCTCTTTGGATGTCATGTATCGCCATATCGATCAGCAAATCCATATTTCCACGATGCGCCTAGCATGTCGAGATGTCTATAAGCTGATGAATCATTCGGCGGTCAAAGAACCGATATTGCAGTCACTCGGAAAAGACGCATATGACAGCCTGAAACGATGGGTTGAAAGCGTATGGCAAGAGCCGATGAACAACAATCTCTATATTGAGACTAAAGCGGAGGAGTGGCGTGCGAATACGGTAACGGCAATCATGGCGTTTCGCGTGTCGACGGCGCTCCTTAATGCGTCCAATATTATGCCGATGGCAGATCGACTTGGAACCGTTAATGCGATTCAGGCAATGCTGCAGTACCTTCGTCATCCGCAGAGGATACGTCAATTCGTGCTCAATGATTCGGCGTTTATGCGGAACCGTGCGCACAACATGGACCGTGATCTTAATACCAAAGGGGAAGACATTTTCGGTGGGAAAAATTCTGTCCGCAAATTTCTTGTCAAGTATGGGACGTGGCTCATGGAGGAGACGGATATGCTTTGCAGCATACCGACCTATTACTGGACGTATCAGGAACGGTACAACAAAGAGCTGATCGATGGTACAGATGAGATTATCGCCCGTGAGCGTGCGCACCGAGAAGCCCACGAGGCAGTACGTTCGATCTTTGGCTCTGCGGATGCGATTGACCGTTCGGCGGTGCAGCGTTCGCAGAGCGGGCTTGTCAAGGCGTTTACGCCGTTCTTTAGCTTTTTCAACGCCCAGATGAATGCAGTGTGGGAGAAGTATTATGCGGGGCGTTACGACAAACACAAGAGTAACTTTGTTGAGCGTTATTCCGGGTTTGTTCGTTCCTATCTTTTCCGTTTCGTTGCGATGGCCGCAATTGAGACGGTGATCAGGCAGAGCCTTGAGGCGGTTTCAGCGGGGAGTGATGATAAAAAAGATAAAGATGAGTGGTACCGGAAGTTCTTGAAACAATGGGCGGCGAACTCTATCGGCAGCGTTGCAAGCGGATTCCCTGTGATCAACATGGCTGGTGAGATTGTGCAGGGAATGATTACGGGGAAACTGCAGCAGGGGCGCAATAGCGGCGTTGTGTTTGCTGCTGTTGGGCGACTTACTGACCCCATCCAGATGGCGCATTCTTTGCAAAGCGACAAGTCCAAGATTGATGCGATTGATTTTGGACGTGCACTGACAAAAGGAGTTGCAGGAACAATGTATGCAGTTCCTGACACGCTGACGGATGGTTTCTGGAATACAGCACGCTTTATGACCGATAACTACCGTCTGAACAATCCAGATGATTTGCGGGAGTTTATCGCAAAGACGATTCTGGACAAGAAACTAAAACAGAAATAGGAGGCATCAACATGACTGTTGAAAATCCGAACGTAAAGAATATGTATGGGGGGAACGGCGTTACAACCGTTTTCCCTTTTACGTTTGTGCTCAATGCAGAAGATGTGAATAATGTCGTGGTCACCCTGACAAATGAACACGGGAAAGAAACCGCGACAACAGATTTTACACTGTCTCTGAATGATAAGGTTGTCCGTTATCCAAAGAGCAGCGCACAGCCTTTGCCGCGCGGATGGAAGATTACAATTCAGAGGAAAATCCCGTACACACAAACACTCAACTTGATCAGCCAAGGGCCGTTTTTCGCAGAGGACATAGAGGCCCAATTTGATCGACAAGAAATGCAGATACAGCAGCTCGCAGAGATTGTTGAGCGTACCGTTCGCGTCTCGATTAGTTCTGACGTTGACCCTGCCGACCTGATTGCAAAAATTTTCCAGACAGGTGTCGATGTATCTGCGCAGCTCCTTGCCGCACAGCAGAGCGCGTCAGATGCGGCAGGCTCTGAAGCAAATGCAAAGCATAGCGAAGATGCCGCGCGGGAAATGGCGGAACGAATGAACACCGTGCTTGCGTCGGCGGCGGATGAGATCAAACAGAAACTCTCCACTGAATACGTCCCACAGACGCAGGCAAGCAGGGAACATCAGGAACTGCGCACTGCAATCTCGAATGCGGGCATCGCTATCCTTGGTAAACTCGACAAAACAGAGCAAGCTGCAGATTCCAGAAAACTCGGCGGGCAGTCCTTGCAGTGGATTCTTGAGCAGATCAATGCAAAAGCAGGTGAGGTCACAAACCATCTCTATCGCCACATCGGAGGCTATGAGACGCCAACGATAACCGCGCTCATCAACTGGGAGCTTATGGCAACGGAGAATAATGGCGTCGATGCCCGTAACCTCCGAAACGCAGAGAGCGGCATTACAGCCTGTGGAGGGGATAACACGTCCAAAAGTGGGTACGGGAAAAGCTGTATCTTGCTGAAACAAGTATATACCGACTTTGACAAAATACTTGTTCTTGGGTGTGATGATGCGTGTACCGTTTGCACGAGACGAGTGTTTGACAAATGGGAGTTAGACCTTATGTTTGCTAATTCATTCATCTTTAACATCGTTGACGATAATGGTTCCATTTGGCGAATTTTTGGAGGAAAGAAGGGGACATATACAGGAGAGTTATCCTCTGGAAAGGTGTGGCGCACGCATAGTCAAGGTTGTGGTATTATCGAGATTTATGGCATCAAATACTGAAAGGAGGAAGATAGATGTATTACCTATTCCGAAAAGGGCAGTGCGACACCATGAGCGGGAGTGGAGATGCGCTCGTAGTGATGGCAGAAAAAGACCCAGATGCGAAGATCGTTGAAGATAATCGGTGGCTGAACCCAGTAGACCTCTATCTGGATGAATCGGGAAATATTAAGATTAAGGAATATGCCCCTCTGCCGCAAAGCGAAATCTCGGCTGAAATGTCGCCGCCTATTGACGAGGAGCGCCTTGCCGCCTTTGAAGCAATGGCGGCACAGGAAGCCCGCCTGATTGCACATGGCGAACGTCTCGCCGCATTGGAAGCCGCACTGAAAGGAGGTGAGGGAAAATGA